GTTGTATGCGTTCGCGGATTTCCTCTCAAATCTAATCAAAGATAAATAAAGGGAGATAGGAGTCAAATATGAGTCTCAAAAACGCTTTAGAAACCGCGAAGGAAATTCTTGAAATGGAATCCATGTCAATGGGTGTTGAAGCCGAAATGGATAAAAAATCAGTTAAGAAGAAGAAGGCAGGTGGTGAAGACACTGAGGTCGCCGCTGATGCGGATGGTCATGGTGCTAAAACTGCTGATGGTGTGACTCCAAAGGTCGCTGAACCAACAGGCAAGACTGCACCTAAGCCAGATACTAAGCCCTCTGCTGCTAGTGCTGAAGTGGTTGATGATCTTGACAAAATGGACAAATCTGAGGAAGAGATGTATGGCTCTGAGGAAGAGATGTATGGCTCCGAAGAGGAGTATATGACCAAACCAGAAGAAGAGATGCACGACGAGGAAGAAGAGTCTGCTGAATTTAAAAAGCAAATGAAGAAGTTAAAGATGAAAGAACATCTCGGCTCTCTCTTCTCTGGTGAAGAACTTTCGGAGGAATTCAAAGACAAAGCATCAACAGTTTTTGAAGCGGCTGTTGACATGCGTGTTGAAGAGATTCGCTCAGAACTTTCCGAAGAGTTTGAAGCGACTCTTGATGAGGAAAAGGAAGCACTCGCAACTAAACTTGACGAATATCTCACATATGTCGTTGAAAACTGGATGAAAGAAAATCAAGTTGCCGTTGATGCTGGCATCAAGACTGACATTTCTGAATCCTTCATGGTCGGACTCAAGGCTCTCTTTGAAGAGCATTATGTCACCATGCCCGATGCCAAGTATGATCTTGTCGAAGGTTTAAACAATAAGATTGATGATGTTGAGGCAAAACTCAATGAATCAATTGAAAAGAATATTGAACTTTCCAAAGGTCTGATCAAAGCACAGTGTGAAGCCCTCTACGAGTCTACATCTAGAGACATGACTTCCACCGACGAAGAGAAGTTCCGCTCAATGGTCGAAGCAATCGACTTCAATTCCATTGATGACTTCCAAGAAAAACTCAACACTCTCAAGGAAAACTTCTTTGAAAGTGAAGAAACTGTCGTAACACCTCTCGTTGAGGAGTTCGCCACTGATGAGGAAGAGGCTATCCGAGAACAAAAGGCTGACCTCACCCCCTCAATGTCCGCTTATACAGAAATGCTCAAAAAAGTTAACAACTCTGCGGTGCAGAATAAGCAATCATAATCCATTTCAAGAAGGAGATTTCAAATGGAAAACTTACTCGTTGAAAACCTGAAAGAGAAGTGGGAACCAGTCCTCAACTGTGAGGGTATGGAGCCTATTCAGGATAGTTACCGTAAGAATGTTACGGCTATTCTTCTCGAAAACCAAGAAAAGGCTTTGCGTGAAGAAGCCAACCTCTCCCCTGTTGGCAACAGAGCCGCTGCTGGCTTTGCTGATACACAAGGTGATTTCAATCAGATCGCTGCTTTTGATCCCGTTCTGATCTCGCTCGTTCGTCGTTCCATGCCTAACTTGATCGCATACGACATCTGTGGTGTCCAGCCTATGTCTGGTCCCACTGGTTTGATCTTTGCGATGAAGTCCAAGTTTAGAGGACCGGCAACTCTTGACGATTCTTCTGTTCCAGAAGCATTGTTCGATGAAGCCCCAACACAGTTCTCCGGAACAAGTGGTGGTGCGACTGGTGGCTTCGGCTTCACTGGTCCCGGCGGTGATGGCGACCCATTCGGTAATGCCTCCACAATCGGACACGGTAGTTCTGGTGGTGATTCGGTTCGCGGTGTTGATGTCTTCCCCGGTGGAAACACCAGAGACTTTGAACAAAGCACTTTCAACGAAATGGCATTCGTCATTGACAGAACTTCTGTCGTGGCTAAGACCCGTGCGTTGAAGGCTGAATACACTTCAGAACTCGCTCAGGATCTTAAGGCTGTTCACGGTCTGGATGCTGAAGTTGAGTTGGCTAACATCCTCTCGGCTGAAATTCTTGCTGAAATCAACCGTGAAGTCGTTCGTGTGATGTATAACAACGCGAAACTCGGATGTCAGCAAAGCGATCTTAAGTTTAAAGATCCATCAACAGTCGGTGGTCTTACGAACAGTGGCACAGGTAGTGCGCTCGGTGGTATCTACGATCTTGAGGATGACTCTGATGGTCGTTGGTCTGCTGAGAAGTTCCGTGGTTTGATGTTCCAAATCGAACGTGAAGCCAACGTGATCGCTAAAGAAACTCGTCGTGGTAAGGGTAACTTTATTGTCTGCACCGCTGACGTTGCTTCCGCACTCGCCATGTCTGGCTTCTTGAGCCTCACACCAACTCCTGATATCAACTTGACCGTTGATGATACTGGCAACACCTTTGCCGGAACTCTGAATGGTAGAATTAAGGTCTACATTGATCCTTACTCCTCCAGTGGTCGAGATTACGTCTGTGTTGGTTACAGAGGTTCTAGCCCCTACGATGCTGGTATGTTCTACTGCCCATACGTTCCGTTGCAAATGGTTCGTGCAGTTGATGAAGACAACTTCCAACCGAAGATTGGCTTCAAGACTCGATATGGTTTGGTCAACAACCCATTCGTGTCTGGTGGTGGCACTGATCGCTCTGATCCCCACTCCGACGACTCTAGACGGGCTAACCAATACTACAGAATCTTCCGTGTGATCAACCTTCACGGTAACACCGCCTGATTCTAAGTAAAAATTAAATACACAGATAGGGGAGCCGAAAGGCTCCCCTTATCTTTTACACCTAAATAATAGGATGACAGATAAATCAAATCCATTTCAGGGTATGCCTCCAATCATTCAAGACTCTGGTCAGACTGGCGAGGGAATTGTTAATGACAACACTCAACTTCCAACTTTGACAAAAGAGGCACAGGCAAATATCTTCAAGGCTCCTCAAGACAGGCAGCCACCATCCACAAATTATCTCTATCAGACCAACTTTAGATTTTTAATCAATAGACTTCCAAAGATGGAGTTTTTCATTCAAAGAGTAAATTTACCCGGTTTTGGTGCTGGATCTGCTCAGGAGCAGCCAACAAGATTCGTGTTCGCTAAACACCCAAATAACAAAGTCAACTTTGACGAACTGGCGATTACATTCCTTGTCGATGAAGACATGGCAAACTGGATTGAGATTTATAACTGGATGAAGACAATTTATCTTATTAAAGATCATAAAGAATTTGAAAGTAAAATCACCACTCACTTTACTGATGGTAGTTTGATGATTTTAAATAGTGCGACAAACGTGACGCAAGAGATTCGTTTTAAAAATCTTCTTCCTGTGAGCCTTACTGGTCTTGATTTCGACTCAACAATCTCTGATCTTACACCTTTCACCGCTGAAATCAGATTTGCCTACGATTATTACGAATTCGTCTGATTTCCTCTTGACACGCCCTTGGGGACTCTTATAATCCGAGTGTCAACGAGAAAAAGGGATAAAGAATAATTATGGAACTACATGAACTTAGAGTATTAGTAGAGCAAGATAGCCAGATCGACGATACCCAACTTGATACGGAATCGCTCAGACTGCCTGCTCTTCACAACAAGTATCTTAACTTTTACCACGATGCTAAACTTCGTTACGAAAAAGCGACGAATGAATACAATCGTCTGTATCGGCTCAAGTGGGAATACTATACAGGAAAGATTGATCAGGAAACCCTCGACAAAAAAGGATGGGAACCTTTTCAACACAACATCCTCAAGCAAGACATTCCTATCTTTATGAATAGTGATGAAGACCTTTGTAAAAGAAAAGAAGTGATTACCTACATCAAGTCGATTGTAGATTATCTTGAAGAAGTCGTTAAAGAGATCACTTTCCGACACACCAAGATCAAGAATGCGATTGAATGGAGAAGATTCTTGTCGGGAGCATAAATATAATGTATGCCCGATTACACGATTGAGGACATTGATTCTTCAAATATCAAAGTCCGCTGTGAAAGACATCTTGCCAAGGAACTCTCTGACTTCTTTACCTTTAAAGTCCCCGGAAGAGAGTTTATGCCAGCGTATCGTGCAAAGAGGTGGGACGGGCAGATTAAACTCTACAATCTGTATTCACAACGTATCTACGCAGGACTTGAAGCCTATATTCTCAAGTTTTGTGAGGATCGGAACTATACAGTGGAATTACCTAAAAGGAGTCCACCACCAACCTTCTCAGAAACCCACCTAGAATCGCTTCTAAGCGGTTTGAATATTTCTATTGGTGGGAAGTCGATTGATCCTCACAAGCACCAGAAAGAAGCCATCCTACACGGTATGAACACAAACCGTTGTTTGTTGTTATCACCAACAGGATCAGGCAAGTCTTTGATCATCTATACACTTCTAAGACACTACTTGAATTTGATTCCAAAAGAACAAAAAGTTTTGATTATTGTTCCAACTATCGGACTCGTTTCACAAATGTTCTCAGACATCTGTGACTACGCAGGAAAAGACAAAAGATGGAATCCAAGAGAACAGACGCACATGATGTATGCCGGAAAAGAAAAGAACACAAAGAAAAGAGTGGTCATTTCAACTTGGCAGTCGTTACACAAACTACCACCAGAATACTTTCAGCAGTTCGGAACAGTCTTTGGCGACGAGGCACATTTGTTTAAGTCGAAGTCGCTGACTTCAATTATGACCAAACTCACTCGTTGCCCGTATCGTATTGCGACGACAGGAACCCTTGACGGTATGCTCACTCACAAATTAGTGATTGAGGGTTTGTTTGGTCCGGCTAAAAAGATTATCACAACTAAGAAGTTGATGGAAAAGAAGTTACTTACCAACTTGACTATTGACTGCTTGCTGCTAAAATACTCCGGTAGCGATAGACAGCGGATTAGAAGAACACCGTATCAAGATGAGATAGAATGGCTCATCACTGACGAAAGACGAAACAAGTTTATATGTGATTTAGCCGTTAAGACAAAAGGCAACACACTCATACTGTTCCAGTTTGTGGAGAAGCACGGAAAGGTTCTAAACGAAATGCTAAAAGATTGTGGAAAACCTGTGTTCTATATTCACGGCGGAACCGACGTTGAGCAGCGTGAGGAAGCCCGTAAAATTGCAGAAACAATCGACAACGGGATCATCCTTGCGTCATACGGAACATTTTCTACTGGCGTGAATATCAAACGCCTAAATAATATTGTGTTCTCATCACCGTCAAAGAGTCGGGTCAGGGTGCTACAGAGTATTGGAAGACAACTTAGAAAGTCTGTTCACAAAAGCACCGCACGACTCTACGACATCTGTGATGACTTGTCGTGGAAAAAGTATCAGAATCACACTCTTCGTCATTTTATAGAACGTAAAAAGATTTACGACGCTGAGAAGTTTGATTACTCAGTGATCTCAATACCATTACAGGGAGAACGGAATGAGCAAAACCCCCTTCAAGATTCTTAAATTGAAGAGCGGCGATGATATCGTTGCACATCTTATCAAAAACACAAAAGAGTTTATTCGTCTTGAGCGTCCGATGCTCCTCAAAGTAATGCACTACGTTGACAATCTAAATGGCAACAAAAGAGAAACAATCGTTTTGGTAGACTGGCTTAAAGCAACCACATCCAATCATATTGATATTCCGAGAGATCACATTCTTGGTATTTTTGATTGTGACCCGGACATTCTTCAAGCCTATGATTTTCAAAAGAGACTTGATGACAATCCCCAGTTGGGATTCAAGATGGATGACCCACGACAAATGAAATTTCCCTTCGGCAAAAAACCACAAACCCCTCCGCCGAATATTGATAATATCTTGAAAATCGTAGCAGCAAAGATTGAAGATATGAAAAGTCAGATTGATAAAGAGATGGATGATCGGGATATTGAAGAAGCCCTAGAGGCGATGGGAATGGACCCAGAATCAATCAAGGAAATCATCGACGATGACGATGTAGACGTTGACGTTGAAATGATCGACAACAAAAATAGAAAAGATTATGGAGAATCTTTTATGGATTGGTCGCCAAAATTAGATGATTACTTGACATAAGAATAAAAGGGTGTAAAATTTTATTATGGCGAAGAACAGTGATCACTACATTGACAATAAATTATTCTACTCAGAAATGATTGAGTGGAAAAATCAAGTCAAGAGTGCAGAAGAGACAGATGACCCAAAGCCACCAGTGACACAATACATTGGTGAGTGTTTTCTTTTGATTGCAGATC